CTAGCTAAAGCTTGAACAACATTCTCTACTACAGATCCGCCCCAAATGCTTATTGTACCTTGCCTAGATTTATAGGTAAACTTTTTACGACCATTCTCCATCTTAGATTTTAACTCAGGATAATAAATCATTAGTCCGTTGGGTAATCTTAATCCTTGATGACAAACTAAAACACATTCATGTTTATCTAGATAATATGGATCTCGTTCTTCATTCCAGTTTGCAATATCAGCCAGTGCATTATCGCATCTTTCCCATAAATCTATAATCTTGTGATTAACATCTCTATAAACTTTAACAATCCTTTTACATTCATCATCAGTTAGGGTAGCACCAGGTGGCGAGGTTTTCAGAGTATGTTGAAGTTTTAACCACCCAGTGCCATAACCGAGACCAAGAACACATGTCTTACCAATGAATCTCTCAGTTGGTGTTTTCTTAGATACTTCTCTATTAAAAACTTTTGATGCAAATACAGAATACACATCATCACCTCTTGCAAACTGTTCAACGACATCATCTTGTCCCGCAAGCCATGCAAGTATACGAGCCTCAATTTGAGATGAGTCTACATTCATAATGACATGGTCCTCAGGAGGTATGACTGCATTCTTTAATGCTTTCTTTTTCTTATCTCTTGAAGGTAAATTTTGGAAATTAACTTTATCGGCCCCTGCCCACCTACCTGTATGAGCACCATAGTATTTAAGAGGGATTGGAAGTTTTTGATTGTTACGAGAACTAATGCCTAAGAATCTCTCTATCCTTGATTCTTCTATTGTTGATTTAGTACCCAGTCGGACTGCGCATAGTTCTTGTATAAATGAATTCTCATGTTCACATAATGCAATAAAGCCTTCATCATTTTTAGCTAGTGCATATGTTTCGTTGCCTGTCGTAGGACTTATCTTCATTGGCACTTCTACGCCAAACTCTGTAAGCAACTCTGCAAACTGTTTATTACTGGCTAATTTTTTACGTACACATTCTTCATCTTCGCAACCTAGTTTTTCCATAAGTCCTTGTAGTAGCTGAGATTTTTCTTCTTTGACTTCTTCTAATCTTTCTATTAATAACCTACTATTTAACTCAAGTATTGGTTGCGTGTACATTCTTAGAGTCAGATCAATTAATTCTAGTTCTGATATAGGAAAGCCTTTGGATAGTTTTTGAAAAAGTTTATAGGTAAGGTCAACATCGTTCTTACAATACATACCATACTTGTGTAGTTCATGGTCAGCAAAATCTTCTAGCCGTTTACCTTTTGCATCTAATACTTCAGTTCCTTTTTGCCCAAGATTATATCTTTCAGTCAATGCTTTTAAAGAACCTCCCGCATTAATTCCATGTATAGCACGAGCCATACAAAGAGTATCTAAATATATTTCAGGTATGACATTAAAAACCCACGCAAGAATAGCGCCGTCGAATTGAGTATTATGACAGAGTAACATTGAGTTACTCCAATCGATTTCATGTAAAACTTTATAGAGTTCTTCATGAGTGCCTGAGTACCACTTGGTAGAGCCATCGTTGATTTTGATAGCAAGGCCGATGACTTGAAATAATTCATGCCTAATATATTCTTCAGTGGTGAGACGGTTGAGACCATACCCTGTATCATAAAAGGTCTCAAAGTCAATCGTGACTAAATTCATTTACCCTTTTCTTTCTGTTGTTTGCAATATCCGTGAGCATCTAAATTAAATCCGCACCACCATTTTTTATCTGAATAATATTTAGCGTCAGAGTTACACTTGTTACATTTATTTCCTGTAGTTTTTAGAACAGCCATGTGCCTATACACATTAATAGAACAATAATTCCTACTACATATGCTTTTGCTGTTTCTCGCATATAAAATTCACTGAAACGTAATTCATTATATTGTTTGTATCCGAATGCTTCTCTCATAGTTCTTGGAAGTGGTTTATTAGCATTATGGGGTTCAAAAAATCTATATCCTTGCTTACGATTCTTTTTCCATATCTCTAAGGTTTTGTTGTTGATGTTCATAGTCCTTCCTCTCTTTCTTAATTTGTTTAACTCTGTTACGCCGTTCTTCATTTGTCATGTAAAACCAATTAGATAAATCTTCGTAGGTGCGAAAACAACTGACACATCTTGGCTCGCCATTGATTTCTTCGTACCGACATATATCTGTGCATGGACTAACTATGCCTTTCGTGTTCATCTCGGCACTCCACACTACACCATCGCCTATTATCTTTTTCTTTGATAGGCTCACCACACCAAATACATTCACCTGTGTCGTTCTTTTTGATCTCAGTATTAACAGTTCGCATAGTTAACTCTAACTGTTTTTGTACTTGGTCATTAGCCATATCTATTTCGTCAGCCACTTAGTTTTCCTAAATTTTTCATCCATGAAGTAGTTCTACTTGTTGTTTTTTTCCTAGGCGGTAATTTAATATCACCTTTTGCTTCCATCTCGTTAAGAACTGTAGACTTATATCCAGTCCAGTCTGTTATTTTTTGTCGAGTAGCGTTTGGGTATTTTGCTTGTACTTCTTTTACTCTAGCTACTTTATCTTCATATGTGAAACCTCGTTTGTATGCGGGTTCTTTTGTTATTGTTCGTTCAGTTAATGCTGTTTCCCATTTTGTTCTTTTGCTCAAAATAAACACTCTCCTACTTCGTTTAATAATTTATTATATGGTGATTCTTTCTTTGGAGTGTCAAGTTTTACTATTTTAAGTGTTGGATGTTTATCACTATACCACTTAGCCTGTTCCCTTGTCCACCTGTATTTATGTAATAAATAATCACCTTCATATACTGCATGAGTAAAATCATTTCCAGTATGCATAAGTAGATCCTTTATGCTGATCTATATTTAATGATATAGTATTATTATCTAAGCATCCATGTTCACAATGAAAAAATAATTGCATGCCGTCACGTCGTGAAGATGGATTTTCAGTTTCTTCATTTTTAATTTTTTGTACTGTTGAAAAACCTGTTTCAGAATCTACAGTTATTCTAATTATTTCCTCTTCATCTTCTTTTCTACAATAATGAATGGTTCTTTTTAAATGCATCCCATTATATTCTCCACACTTGGGACAACAAATATTAGAATTATTTAGGAAATAATCATCTTTAATTTTTAAGTTATAAGTATTACTAGTCATCGCAAGTTCCGCCAACGCAATATTTTTTATTAAGTATTTCATCAGCGAGATCTTCACTTACCATCTTACGTTCTTCTTCTTCTATTTCGTGTTCAAGATGTTCAATGAAGGCTTTGTTTTTAATCAATAAATTTAATTCATCAATGATGTCTTGTGCTTCTTCTGCATGTTCATCACCGATACTGTGCTTATTTAAAACATCAACGTGGTTCTCAAGAAGTTTCTTTACTCGTATAAAAATATCATCACTCATTTGCTTTCTCCTCTAAAAAAGATTTAAGTTCTGTTGCATACCATATGATCTTACCCACATCGTTTATCATATCTTCGTCATGTCCCTTGTAACCTAACCGAGTAATGTATTTAATAATAGTGCCACGCAAATAGCCTATATATTCTTCCGTAGTTAGTTTAGATTTTATGACTTTAATTGTTTCAATGCCTTTCTTGTAGTGTGGGGGGTGATTGACTATGTCTATCTGTTCGCCATTTGGCGAATCATTATTTAGTGGGCTCATTATCTTCCTTTCCAAATATTTGTCTACCCGTGATATAAAACTCTAGCATATTGATATTTGTTTCGTCAATAACTAATGATGTACCTCCATTGATACTGATTTCTCTCAGATGTTTTTGTTGAAGTGCAGTGGGTTTATTTCCGTTTGCTTTGCATTCGATTCCCACAAACTTACCTTTGTAGCATGCTATTACATCGGGCACTCCGCTAGCACCATACCCTCCCGTTGCGGGAAAGAAATAGTATGCTTGTAATTTATCAAGAACTTTTTTAACTTGGTTCTTAACTTTTTTTTCTGGTGTCATTACTTACCTCGTAGTTTATTTATTTCTTCTTCACTCAAGACCACGACATACATATTTTCCGATACCCTCCACCCCGTATCTTCTAGTCCTGAATCTTTAGGTCTCACAAAAATGTCCAGTCTGTATATATCTCGATCAGCACGATAGAATTCAGCTTTGGCAGTAGCCATAGCAATCTTTGCTTTGATAAAGTCAGGTAATGATTTGTTTGTAAATCTTCTAACTACGTTATTGTCTAGATATATTTGATATTTTGTTTTCTCTGTCCACACTGGCACATCCCACTTTAGTTCATCTCCGACGTAATGTACCTCAGGAGACAAATCTTTTAGATAGTCTTGCATTGTATCCTTCCAATTTATGCGATTGATAATTCGATTTCCCTTGTGCTTGTTGTAAGCTTTGTCATATTAGCATAGTCTATTTCTTGTGTTTTGTATAGTCCATATCTATCAGCTATTAAATTTCTAAA